TTTAATATATTCCTTTTGTTTGTCTTCTAAATAAGCTATTTCTCTTTGTAAGTAGTCTAATGCTTTACGTAAGTCTTGTAACTCATTATCTTTCTTTCCTGCTCTTGCTACGTACTTTAGAATATTACCTCTGTTAAAGTTAAGAGCGTAATCCTTACACACATCTATAATGTCATAATCTTTACCTGTTTCGTAATGTAATTGTGTACTTCTCATAATTTTGTTTTTACTTATTAATATTTGGCTTTATTTACGCCCGAAATCATATACTCAACGTTACCCACAATAAAAATTACTCACTTTCTGCTTTACATTCAACATCAGGCATTATACCAAACACCTCATTAATTGTTTCTTTAGCATATCCATCTATCTCTAATGCTAATTTTATTGCGTTTCTAATAGCATAAGGGTAATGGCACGTTTTAGTATCTATTGTTACTATTGGTGTTTGTCTTTCACTTTGGTTTCTTTCAATAATTATTTTCATAATCCGTAATTTTAAAAGTGGGTAACAATGTATATAGTTTATAAGCCCACTAAGTTTATATTCATTTAATTGTAAATTTCTGCTATGGCTTACAAAACCATATACTAACCGTTCGTAAAACATTGCTTGTTTAGTTCTTCAATATCTTTCTTAATAAGTAGTAACTCATTTACTACATAAGCATTATCTAACGTTTTGAATAAGTCTATTAATCTGTTTAATCGTTCCATTATTTCTACTATTATATCCAAATACGTATTAAATTGTAGATACTAACCCATATCAATACGCTTAATATTATTACGATTGCCCCTGTAATTATCTTTATCCAATTGTATCTCATATCGTTTAGTTTTTTAAGATTTTGTTTAATTTAATCCATTTTAATTATATCACTTCTATTTTACCGTTTCTATAATGTTGGCAGATAACACCTGTATCTAAAATAACTGTCTTAAATGGTATTAAGTTCTTGTTTTCCTTGTACTGTTTAATAATTCTTTTAATTGTATTCATAATACTTGTTTTAATGTTTAGATATTGATTTTACTCTTAAACCAATAGTTTCCTCAAACCAAGCTACAACACCTTGTACTGTTATAAAATCTAAAGTCATTTCTTCAGTTTTCAATTCTCCTAATGCATTTTTAAATGTAATTGTAAATGTATTCATAATATTTTGTCATTTAATGTAGAGGTTATTTCCTAACTACACTACAAATATAAAACAAATATTTTAATTATAAACAATTTTTGTTAATTATTTTCAAAATTATTTTTATTTAAACCATTTTGGTTTTTATTTATAATAATAGCCTTACTTTCTTCAAGTAAATAAACAGGTTTTAGAACTCGTTTCTTTGTCCACATCGTAGTATCAGGACAGTATTTTTTTACAGGTTCAGGCATCTCTATATCATTTAACCAAAACAAATAGTTTGCCTTTGGGTCATTCACAAAGTATAAAGCAACCTTACCTGTATCTATAAGTTTATCATATTTAGCTTTCTCAAGCATTTTTGTATCATAGTGTTTATTTCTAAACTTCATCTCTATAACACATTCTTTTCCTTTTGGAGTTAAACCCTCTGCATCCCAACTTTGTGAACCCTCTCCTGTCCATTTAAGTTTCCATCCATCAAGGTTTAATAATAGTACTATTGCTTGTTCTAACTTATGAATTTTGTTTATCATATACTCTGTCGATGTCAGCTATCCACATCCTGTATATCTTTCCGTTACAGGTGCAAGGCTCGTTGTATTTATGGTTATAATATTGTGCGTGTAAGGTACATAATATTTTCCTATATTCAGGAGTTAATTTGTTTGTTACATTCGCTTTAAAATCTTCCCATATATTTCTATCTTCTATTGTCATTTTACCAAAGTGTTACATCGTTCATTTTATTTTTTCTATCTTCACAACCACAGTCTTTTCCTGTTAGTTTGCTCCATTTCTTTACAAGCCATTTAATACCTGTGTAAGTTGTTATCAGTTCTATAAAATCTCCAAGTTTCATAAATATTTATATTCTTTTAAGTTATCCGATTTATCAAAGTAAGCCATAAATTCAATATCGTTTGTAGAACCATCTCTTGGCTTTCTACCTCCTATTTTTATATATCCTTTTAATTTATCTAATCTTGAAAATATAATACCATCTTCACACGCCCAAAGCATTACTCCGTTTACTTTCTTATCTTGCATCTTTAATATCTTCCTAATAGATACAGGTAAAGGATATGCATTATCTGTATTTCTTATTCTGCCTTTTACCTCAAGAAAACAAATAAATTTACCATCTTTATATATTTTAAAATCAATATCATTCTTATCTAATTTTTGTTTTGTATATCCATACAACTTACAAAATAAATCAGATGCTTTATCTTCCCTGTTGATATCTATATTAGTTTCAAACCTTTTTGCCATTATAATAAATCATCTTTTAATTTATCTTTAACCTTGTTATATGTGTTGTAAAGTGAATAGTAACCTATCTTTGTATCTCTGCTCAATTCAGCTACACTTTTACCTCTTGCTATTAATTCAAATACTTTTTTATCGTACCAATAAACATCATCTACTGCTCTTAAATAACCATTTAAAAACTGTTCATATTGTTCTTCGTATATTATTGGGTCTATTTCTTCAAAACTTTTTTCTATCTCGTTTAATTCATCTAAAGAAACTTTTATAATCTTACTATTACTTCTTAAATAAGCTACATAGATACCACGTAACTGTTTGAATATATAATAGTAGTTTACTTCTCCATCTTCATACCAAATGTTCTTACCCTCTTTCTCATATCTAATTAAATAAATATACATTTCCTGTACAATATCCTCTGATATATTTTTAGGACACCCAAAGGAGTTTACTACGTTAATCCAAGTTTGGTGTTTCTCTGCTGCTTTTTTAATTAATTTAGACATTGTTTGATTGTTTAAAAAGGTATTTCTTTATTTTTTGGTTGTTTTCGTACATAACCATCTAATGGGTCGTATATATCTCCTACTATAAAAGGTAATGAATGTTGATTAATTTCAAAACTAAAATTATCAAATGCAAAACCTCTACTTAATTTACATTTTACATCTACTCTACCTTTATGTGTTGTGCTTTTTTCTAAACTTATGGCACATTCTGCCTTCTTGTATAGTGTAGACCCTAAATGACCTGTGGCTTTGTCGCTACCATAATTACTATGAATTACTGTTATTATATGACAATCATATTCAACTGATAACCTCATTAATGTTCTTACACATTCGTTTCCATCTTTTATATCGTTTACATCAGATACAAGGTCAGCTACACCATCTACAATAACTAAACCATTATTACCCTCATTTTCTTTTAAAACATATTCAATGAAAGTAAGCATATCTTTATGCCCTAATTTTCTTAAAGCATATTTTTTATAACATCCTAAATCTATATCTCCTGCCATACTTTCTATTCGCTTGGCAACTTGTTGTGTGTGCCATAAACCCATTTCTGTATCAAAATGAATTAAACACCTACCATCTCTATGTCCTTTAAGACCTCCACCATATATATTCTGCCCACTTAAATATACACCTGCTAATAGTGACATAAAAAATGATTTACCTACTTTACTTGGTGCTTGTACAAAACTTATATTGCCATATGTGCCAAGCGGAATTGGCACTTTTTTTCCTCTTAATACTTTTTCTCCAAAACTTAAAGCTACAGGTGGGTAATCTAAAACTTCATCTGTAAATACCTCACAATCCTTTGCAATTAATTCCATTGCCATATTCTCTATGGTCTTTTCTTCTGTAATATCTTTTGTCATTTATATTATTTTGTGTCATTATTTTTTACTAATATATAAAAATTTATCTAAAAAAAAAGGGTAGCTTTTAAACTACCCTATTAATTTAAAATGGTAAATCAGATACTACTTCTTCTTGTACTGCTTCTTTTTCTTCTTTTTCAGCATTTACAATATTACCATCATTCCAAACTACCTTACCATTGGCTACATAGTTTCTTGGTTTTTTAGCTTCTCTTTCTTCTGCAGTTTGTGAAACGAATACAGATGCGTTGTTTCCGTATCTTGTTTCATCATTAACTGACATTGTTAGGTTAAGATAAACTGCTCCATCTTTTCCTGCTACAAACTTTTCTTTTGGTAATTTGTCTACTCTTAAAGAGTAATTGATAATTGCACTCATAATAATTATTATTTAATTTTGGCATTGTCATTACACGCAATACCTCGTGTTTTAT